TCATTGTTTTGGTGATGATTTTATTTGCACTGTGTCAAAACAGTGTGAATGGTACAATGGTGAAACTATCCCACCCATTTTGTCAGAAGTAGGAATTAAAGCTACTGCTCCTGACAAGTCTGAGTGTGAGAGATTTTACCCATTGGATAAATTAACCTTCTTGGTTCGTTCATTTATTCCAAATCCATTTGATGGACCCAAATGTGTTTATGTTGCTCCTTTGCCTAAAGAACTTCTTGAAGAAATTCCGATGTGGTTTCACCGTGGTGCATGTGATGATGATTATTTGTGTACTGTTACAATGGCGATTCGTGGGGCTGCGTTGTGGGGCCGGGGATATTTTTCCTGGTATTGCACACAACTCCAATCAACGGAAGTTGGAAGAAAGTTTGTGGCGAACTTGGATGTTGATGAGATATTCAGGGATGTTTCGAGACCGTATGTGTCAGGTTTTGACATTACGCCTCAGAGAAAACAAATTAATTTTTATTCTGGCACCCCTGAATATTCTTTTCTTTCAAATTTTGCTCCTTGTAACGTTGATGGTTTTGAGTGTGTGGAAGCTGCTTATCAATTTGAGAAATCAAAGGTGACTGAACATTGTGTTGTCAGTGCTGATAAGTTCCTTCATGCCGATGGTGTTACTGCCAAGAGATTGGGTAACCGTGTGAGTTCTGAGATGACCAAATTTCATCGAGAAGTTTGGAACAGAAAGACTCTTGTAACCATGGAGCGTTTGCTTCGAGTAAAATTTCATCCAGGTACAGAGATGGCTGATCGTTTGATTGCGACTGGTGATGCCCTGTTAGTGGAAGCGACCCGAGATCAATTCTGGGGTGCTGGATTAACTCATCGTGAGTTGGTTCGAAATACCCATAGTTGTTTCCCTGGTCAAAACAAGTTGGGTCTTCTCCTTATGCATATAAGGAGGGATTTGTTAAATTTTAAATGAACGTGTTAAGTTGGTTCGTTTGTGCGTTTTTGCGTATTTTGGTGTATTCTTTAGTTAGTTAACTTTTGTTTATTACCGCAACGATTTTTATCATTTAATTGTTATTAAGTGTTTTTGTTGTTTTATTTTGTGTTGTTATTCATTGTTGTAATCGATAATGGCAGAAGGTAATGATGTTGGACGGGGCCCGTCTTCGGCTGTTATGGACGATCGTGTGGTTCTTAATACATCGTCAAATGATCAAGCAATTGTTCGTTTGGCTGATCCCCTTAAAACTGGATCTTTGCAGGCGACGTCAAAATCGTCTGTTGAAGACATTCTCCGTCATGAGACTGTCCTCACTCAGGTTAATGTTGCGCCTGACACTACTGTTGGAACAGTACTCTATTCAACTAGAGTATCTCCTCGAGTATTGTCAGGTGGAACTTATCCTTCTCGTGTG